ATCGTCGACCGTGCCGCACTGGACGCATTGCGTCCAACGCTGAACATCGCACACCGAGGCTTCGCCTACCGGCTCGTCTCCGAGAACTCGGTGATGTACTGGGATGGGGAGTCCTTCTACCCGTTCGTGAATGCCTTTGGCGCCGAGGGGCCGCAGGGTCCCGCGACGTCGATTTCGGTCGGAACGGTGACGACTCTCGCGCAGGGCGCATCTGCCACGGCAGAAGTGTCGGGCGCCGCACCGAATCAGGTTCTCAATCTGGGGATTCCTCGCGGCGGACCGGGGGTGAAGGGCGACCCTGGTGGCCCCGGCCCGATCCGGACGGCGCCAGACTATGACGACACGGTCGCGCCGGTTCAGGACTCTGTACCGGCTTGGGATGCGGCGACGTCGAAGTGGCGGCCTATGCCGTATCCGGCGTGGCGCGGTCCATGGACGATCGGCGAATCGGCGTTTTCGGCCGCGTCCAACTCGTCGGCAGCCTCGGTCACGGTGGCGACTATTTCGATCCCCGCACAACCTTTCGCGTGGCGACCATTCATCACCGGTGGAGTGCAGGGTTATCCCAACGGCAACGACGTCACTCAGCGAATCGATGCGGAGGTCCGCGTCGGATCGGCAACCGGACAGGTCGTGGCAGTCGGCCGCGGCATCGCATTGCGAATGTCCACCGAATGCAACATCCGGCCCTATTTCGGCACGGCATCGCAGACTCCCAGTTCCACCACCGGTGTCATCGCGGCCAATGCCACAACCACGTTCTACGTCGTACTAGTGCGCCAAGGCAGCACGTCGACGTGGAGCTACTTCAACAACCTGGCAGGCCTGAGCGTGTGGGCCATGCCGGTCTACGCACCATAAGGAGATTCACGTGGCTCAATACAAGGCAGACGTCGATATCTACACATCGAACGATTCAGGTCCGCGCAATACGAACGCGCTGAAGTGGATCATCTTCCACACCACCGAAAACAGCGGCAACACGACCGCCCAGGACGTGGCCCGATATCAGCAGAACCCATCCGCCGGCGGCTCGTACAACGTGCTGACCGACAAGTTCGGCACCTCGGTCCGATCGAACGACGACAACTACGTCCCATGGGCGGCCGGCTCGAATGCCGCCAACATCGGCGGACTGCACATCTCGGTTGTCGGCCAGGCCGCACAATCCCGAGAGGTATGGCTTCGCGATTACGACAAAGCGCTGCGCAAGTCCGCGGAGGTCGTCGCGAAGTGGTCGAAGGACTACGACATCCCACTCGTTCGGCGCTCATCCGCCGACCTGAAGGCGGGTGTCAAGGGCATTGCGGGGCACAACGAGTGCTCACAAGCCTTCGGCGGCTCTGACCATTGGGACCCCGGAACCGGGTTCCCCTACGACGTAGTCATCGGCTACGCGCAAACAATTCTCAACCCCACCAACCCGTCAACTCCAGGAGGCACCATGTCGTACGAACAGGACACCAACGCGCAGCTCACCGGATCTCCCGAACTGGGCAAGTACCCCGGCTGGCCGCAGCTCGGCAACCGCACCGTCGTCGATGCCCTCGGTGCCATCGGCGCCAAGCTGGGAATCGCCGGGTTCGTCGACAAGAAGGCGGGCCAGTAATGACGAACCCGAATCTCGACATCCTCGGAAACATCCTCCGTGAGAAGGTCGCCGACCAACCGCTCGTGAAGCGTTACGCGAATACCGTCACGTCGGCCGTGGGTCTGCTCGTGGCGGTGGTGTGGACGCTGATCTCGGCTGGCGTTGACCTTCCGTCGCAAGTGACGACGGGAGTCCTTCTGCTCGTCAGCGTCTTCACTGTGGTGGGCATCAAACTCACTCCGAATGGCGTCACCGAGAAGCAGGTGGTCGAGATCGAAGAGTACGTCGGCCGACACCGCTCGGATAGCTGACATGCCGCGCCCTGTCTTCGCAGCGATCGCTGAGCGGTCGTTGCGTACAGGTGCGTACGCGGTGGTTACGGTGTCCGGAATCGCTTCGATCCTCTGGACGCCGCGGACCATTGCCGACGTGCTCGGAGCGGGCACAGCCACAGTGTGGGGAGTATTCCTGCTCTTGGGTGGCGCGCTCTGTATGTTCGCATCGGTCACCGAGCGTTACTTGATTGAGCACCCGGCAATCCTGCTCGTAGTGGCCGGATTGTGCCTCTATCTCGTCGCGCTGTGGGAGATAACCCTCGACGGTGAGCTATCGCGCCTGACTCAGACGGCCGTCATTACGGCGTACGCACTGCATCTTCTCGCCAGGCATGTGCAGTTGCGCAGACTAGCGGGGGCTCTGACACCGAAGGGCGGGTAAATGTTCGGCTTCACCGCCACGGAAATAGCCCTTCTTGTAACAGCTTTCGGTGGTGGAACCACTCTCCAGGCGGCACTTGCCGCGCTCAAGGCTCGGCGCCTGGGGGCGCGGTCACGCGAAGAGACTCAAAACACTGCCGTTGTCGCCGAACTTGCCCGCATACGTGAGAGCGAAAACGAGGCATGGCAGCGTGCCGACGACATGGAAGACCGCTACGACCGAATGACGTCGAGTCGCAATGCGTGGCGTGAGCGCTCGCACAAACAGGACATCTACCACGCCCGTCACTGTCGCACCGAGACGGACGAATACCCTGCCGCCCCGGCTGAATAGGAGTAATCGATGGCCACATTGCAGCCTGCAAAGTACGGCAAGGTGGTAGGGCGACTATTGGCAGTCGTCGCAGACGGACCCGACGAGGACGAATATCCAATCTCGGGCGGATTCCCGGATGCCGTACCAGTGCAAGGCACTGTCACGTTCACGCCACGTGCGACACAGATCCTTGTGCCCCTGGCTACACCTGCGCCGGTGACCGCCTTTCCGACTCCGATCACAGTTCAGTTGGACCAGAACGGATTTCTGACCCACAACGGCAAGAAGGGCGTGTTCCTTCTCTGCCCCTCGGAGACGACGAATCCGCCGGCATTCACCTACTCGGTGAGCTACAACCTCACCCTCGATGGCACAGTTGTCAGTTCGACGAAGTTCGACCTGGAGATGGTCGAATACGTCCCGGGCCCGAACCCCTCTGACCCTGACGCCGGATCCACTGCGGTCGACCTGACCCTCGTCACGCCGGTCTACCCGACGCCGGGAACGCCGGTCGTACGCGGACCCAAGGGCGACAGTTGGCTGGACGTCCGCCTCTCCAGCGACGGTCTCGCGCTGGTGTTCCAGCTGCAGACCGAGACTGCCATCGTCGACGACGTCGTCACGATCCCAGCGCTCGCAGACCTCAGTGCAGCAGTCGATGCGTCGGAGGACGCGCGCGACGCAGCTGGAGGATTCGCAAGTCTTGCTTCGGGTCACGCGTCCGATGCCGAGGACTTCAAAGATGCAGCGGGCGGTTCGGCGGGTGCTGCAGCATTGTCTGCGGCAGCGGCTCACGGCTCGGAAGTAGCGGCGCTCGGTCACGAAGAACAGGCTGAATACTGGGCGGGCCAAGCCGAAGACGCAGTGGCCGGGGGAGTGCCTGACGCTACGACCGCCACCAAGGGAAAGCTCAAACTCGCGGGCGATCTCGGCGGGACCGCAGACTTGCCAACCGTTCCAGGCTTGGCAGACAAGTCGAATGTCGGTCACACACACGCGATCGCCGACGTCTCCGGACTTAGTGGGGCACTTTCGGGTAAGTCTCCTACGGGTCACACTCATGTCGCAGCGGACATCTCGGATTCGACGACAGTCGGACGAAACGTCGTCAGAGCCGCCGATGCCGCTGCAGCGCGCGCGGCCATCGGAGCGGGCACCTCGAGCCTGACACTCGGAACGACCGGGTCCACTGCAGCTGCGGGCAATGATTCACGTCTCGCGGATACTCGGACGCCGACGGCGGGGACGTCTCCGTATGACATCACATACCTGGCGCAGTCGGGCATCCGTGCGACAGGCCTCGGCGAGGTGCCCGCAGGAATCAAATTGCGACGCGCGGTCACGTTCTCGGAAGTCCTCTTCCATTGCGAGACCGCGGATGCCTCAGGAAACCTTGTGGCCGAGATCCGAAAAAACGGTGCCACGGTTGCAGGATCATCGACCACGATTGCTGCAGCGAACCAAGTTGCTGGTGGTACGTCGACCGGCACGTGGGCATTCGCAGCTGGAGACTTCCTGACCATCTTCGTCACCGGCGTCGGAACCACGCCAGGCAAGGGTTTGACGGCCGAGCTGAAGGGGCTTGCGTAATGCCCCACATATTCGTTCGCGCCGGTAGCCGTTTCAGCCAAGTTGGGATGACGAAGAACGGCGACCAGCAGTTAGCGTCAGGCAGCACATGGGTGCCGATCGCTGCGTGGACTGCGGACGGCAGCTCGACCGTCATTGGCAATGCCCTCCAAGTCAAGGGCTCTGGCACTGCCACGATCGAGGTCGGTTCCGCCTGGACAGTTCTCGGAACGGCGAACAAGGACTGGCGCGTGCTCAAGAACGGCGTCGTCGTGTGGACGAAGGGTGCGTCGACCGGTCAGACGTTCTCGCATTCGTTCTCCCTTGCCGTCGTGGACGGAGACCTTCTCACCTGCGAGGGTTGGAACAACTCTGGTGTCGCCGACAACCGAACCGTCGCTTCGGGTGCCGGAACCTACCTGCGCGTTATCCCTGCGTGATTGGATGCAACAAAGCCCCCCAGCCGCAATGGCTGGGGGGCTTTTGTCGTTACGGCAGTTCTCGCGGCTCGAACTGTCCGTACATCCCGGACGGTCGACCTTCGAGGTAGTCCCGGTTCTGCCCGTCCGCCCGGTCTGCGATCACCTTCGCGGCTGCCCGATTAGATGCTCGCCGCCTGGCAGCCAGTCCGTAGGCTGCGCCTGCGCCGACGGCAATCCAGACGAGAGCACCGATCCACAGGGTCGATATGAGGCATCCGAACAATCCGATAGCACTCACTCCGAGCGCTGCCCAGTACAGCCATCCAGTGATCCGATTACGCATGTCGGAACCTCAACCGGTTCTGAGCCTGGTAGGCCACGATTCCGCCCCAGACGATCCAGAGTGGCCACGGGGCGGACAGGATCGCCAGGACTGCGCCTGTACTGATTGTTCCCAGGATGTCGTAGTTTCGCTTGAGCATCGCATTCTCCTTGCCGTCTTGTCGTTAATGATGGACCCTTGAGGGGGACCGGGGTGACTCCTTCACCCCGGTCCCGTCTCAGGTCAGCGTTTCCGCTTCCGGTGTTTGCCTTGCTTCCTCGGCTCCCGATTCTGGATTGTCATCCAGATGTTCGTGATCAGTGTTGCAATCGCGACGATCAGGGCGATTCGGCTTTCGGTCATTCACTCACCTCCTCTCTGCTGTTGTTCCATAACTGTAGCACCCTTAAGGGTGGTCCACAAGTCGTGAAAGATGTTTGTTTCTCGATTCGGAAAGACTTCTTGACCATCTTTAAGGATGCTAGAATGAGGGGTACCCGAACCAAGGAGAGACCGTGATCCGCTTCATGTCGCGCGGCGAAATCGCCGACTACCTCGGCGTCACCCTCGCCACCGTCAAGCAGTACAAGACGTTCCCACCGCCCGACGCGATGATCGGCCGCAACCAAGGCTGGACAAAAGAAACCGTCGACGAGTGGGTCAAGTCCCGCAAGACGTGAAATCAACGAAAACGCCCCCACCTCACAGTGGGGGCGTTCTTTGTTCGGCTCAGTTGGTCGTGATGTTCACGACGCACTGATCGACCGCCTGCACTCGCGCGTCGCCAGCGGAGATCTTCAAGGGTGCATCGCTGGCCTTGGTCCAGATCGTCCCGTTGCGGGCGCCGCCAGAAGACGCGTACACAAGGTTGTCCTTCACGACCCAAACGTCGGATCGATTCTTGACTTTGCCGGTGCCGTCGACTGTCGTCGCGCCGTAGAACGTCAAGTTGCCATCGTTGATCACCGTTCCATTGGTCAACTCATAGCCGTCTGTCGAGAGGCCTGAACTCACCAGGAATGTCAGCTCGTCACTTGCGGGGGCGCATCGCGGGTCGGAAGTCTTCGCCGCGGCCGCGGCGGGTGTCGACGGCTTGGGGGTAGTCGGCGGAACTGTCGAGGTCGGCATAGGCGCCACCGTCGTAGTTGTTGTCGCGACAGCAGTGGTTGTTGAACTCGGCGCCGCGCTAGCGCTAGCCACGGCCTTGGTCGGTTCATCCTTCTTGTCTTCGCCGAAGATGGCGCCGATTGCAATCAGAGCGACGAGAACGGCAACAGTAGCGCCAAGGATTAGCTGCCACTTGGGACGTTTCTTCTCTTTGGGGTCGATCGGTTCAGTCATGGTGGTATCAAACCAGACCGGTCTGTCGCATTGATCGGAACCATGGCGAGATGTGTCAACGAGGGACAGAAGACGTGCCCGAGGTGAAGGCTTGCCTGCTCACGTGTTTCTCTTCGTTGAGGGCCAGATCTCATGTTTCGGATCCCACCATAGGGCGTAGAAATCAGGCCCGCCATCGGGAAGGAACCCGTAGAGCCGACGTTCACCCGAGATTCTTAGTCGAGCAATTTCTGTTGCATCGTCGAGATCTATTTCCACCAGCCGGTCCCGGGCTGACTTGTTTGGCAGTTTGGCTACCGGGTATTTTTTGCCCTCCTCACTTCCGGGGGCAAACAGATCTGAGCACTGCATTGTCTCGAGGGATGAAATGCGAGCGAGCAAATCCTGAAGGTGTGCAGCCGTAATTTCGCTCAGACACCAGGGGCCCTTTACGTCGAGCCGTCCCAGGCGGATACGAAGTAACCCTTCGCCAACGACCGGCCGGAAGTCCTTCGGGGGAGCGATGTACTTCGGAATCGCCGAAGCAGGTTTCTGCTTCGGAATTTTACGGCCCACTGCCGCCTACTGGGCGGTCTCGCGAGACATTTCCTCGTAGAACTCCAACATGGTTCCAATGTCGATTACTGCATTGCAGCGCTGCCCCTCAGGAATCCCGTGGCGCGCCTCCTGCCACGGACGTTCGTTGTGGGTCAAGTTACTGAGCTGATGCGCAGTCATTCCACCGTAAGCATCGACAACCGCCAACACCGTGCTTTTCTCCGTGTCGGTCAATAGCGCCGGTGTTGCATCTGGGAAGGAGTTCGGTTCGATCTGGAATTGCCCGCGATGCGCGCGGTAAAGGGCCGGTATTACCGGTCCGTTTGCCCAGGCCTCGATCTCTGACTGAAAAAGGAGTTCGCCTTCGAAGACTAGGTGCCACGCCTGGGAGTAGTAGGTCAACTTCTGGAGCTTCATGGCGGACATGCCGCCCTTGTTGTCCACGATGAACCGTGCGACATCAATGACTCGAGCCATGACTACCTCCCCAAATTAATCCACAAACGATCCACAGGTTTATCCACAGGACGGTTTGATTTATCTCAGCCTAGTGTATATACACCCTACGACCTAACCGGCTGGCCGGATGCGTTTCAAGTGCATCCTCGCACGTCACTTGCCATTTCACGGCAGAGTTATCCACAGGCTGTCCGTCCAATCGGCCGAACAGGATCGAGGTGTGCATAGCGAAATTGCGAGGCCCGGCCGGTCTTCCCTTACCTTCCGGACCTCGCGGGATCGAAGCTACCACTCATCGAACAGGTGTGCGAATCTTTAGGTATGCCGTCGACTGAGCGATCCCCGCAACGCTGCCCGAACGGGCACTCGCTGGCGGCGAACACGTGCCTCGTCGGGTGGGAAGTTTGCGGCTGTGCGACCGCCCACAACGGTGGCCACCGGACGCACTACTGCCGAAGGTGTGGTGAGACGATCCGGACGCCCGAATGCTCCGGCGCAGAACCGCAGAAGTCCCGGTGGCACTAAGGCGTGAGCCGTGAGTGTCAATTGCCGAGCGTTGATTGCCGTGAGTCAACTCGTCGACATTGACTCCGAACGTGTGTGCGAATTTCTGTCGGTGGCTCGGCGCAATATCTCGGCATGAACTCACCATTCCTCCGCACGCGCTTCCTTAGCAACTACCCGTTTGCGGAACTTTGTAGCCGCGGTTGGCAGCTGTCGTCTGTGTCTGAGCCGAAGGTGCGGAGGCCGGAAATGGGTCCGATTCGCACCGCGAACTTCGCATGGGGAAATGCAAATTTCACCTTTGACATCAACGCACAGGATCAGATGAGTGAGTTTGCGACCTACGCTCGCGACGAAGACATCACACTTGTCGCGGAGACCGCCGCTGCGGTCGTGGCCCTTGCCGTCAGCCCTCCCCGGATGTCGGTCGAGCAACTTTGTGAGATCGACGGTGTGGTGGAGTTCGAATCTCGCTGGAACTCTCCAGCGCCGAAGCTGTTCGAGTGGACAGAATACGGACAGTGAGGTCATCGAGAGGGTTCGAATGGCATCGAACCTGATGGAATGAATACGCTGGTGATGGGCATTTGTTGACAAGGGAACAGCGCATATGCGGTAGTCCGAATAGGGTTCGAAACCCTCCGCGCCCACAAAAGCCCCTCATCTGCGAGTGCAGGTGAGGGGCTTTTTTGTGCCGGAAATCAACGTGGACTCAGCGGGAGCGGACAGTTTTCGGACAGCCTACGAATTGATGACGGCCAGTCGAGCCCGGTCCAGCGCGCTCGCGACGGTGTCCAGATCGTCGTCAAACAGTTCTGCGTACACGTCCAAGGTGAGCGCCGCGGACTCGTGACCGAGCATCCTTTGCACAGCCTTCACGTTTGCGCCCGCTGAGATCGCCAGTGACGCCGCGGTGTGCCGAAGGTCGTGTGGAGTGATCGTCGGGAGCTCTGCAGCCTCTACGGCTCGGATAAACCACCCGCGTGGCGTCTTCGGCCGGCGCATGAAATCGCCGTCCGGTCCCGAGAAGACCAGCGACTCGCGACCCTTTCCGACGCACTGCTTCGAGAGCTCGTCGACGAGGAATGCGGGGATGGGGATCGAGCGAGGCTTGTTCGACTTCGGCGTCCCCACGACGATCTCCGATCCGACTTCTACGGCGTTCCGGCTGACGCTCACGCGCCGGCGCAGAAGGTCGAGGTCGCCAACTTGCAGTCCGATAGCCTCACCCCATCGGAGGCCGCAGTACGCCAGGAACAGGACGAGGGTCGACCATTCCCCGGCACTATCGGCCAGTGAGGCGACTTGAGCGTGTGTCAGATAGATCTTCCGCTTCGCAACTTTCCGCGGGAGGTTGTCTACATCGCGAGCCTTGTTCGCGAGGATCTTCCGGTCTCGCACCGCCCGGTCGAGCAAACCGGACAGAACAGCGTGCGCACGGATCACCGTCGTCGCGCTTGCAGCCTTCTTGATGATCACTTCCGGATTCGTGGGGTCCCTCTGATCGGTGACTAGGTCCGTGATCCAGTCCTCGACCATCGTGACTTCGATGTCCGCAATTCGCACGGTGCCCCACTCGGGCTTTACGTGAACCCTCCACGCCGATTCGAGCGGCTTGTAGGCCGAGGCCTTCAGCTTCGCCTTCTTGGTGTCGAGCCACGGTTGCGCCAAAGATTCGACTGTGAGCTTCCCGTGCTTCGGGTCCACGAACTCGCCGTCGAGCTTCCTGACCTCGATGCGATTGGCGAAACTCTCGGCCGCAGGCTTGCTTGGGAATCCTGCTTTGGACCCTTGGGAGCCGTCTGGCTTCATGTAGCGAACCTTGTACCGCAGGCCCGACTTCGTGTCGTAGGACTTGATGGTTGCCATCGACGACTCCTTTCAAGAATCGGACCAATAGCGGACCGATGTCGCCGTTGTGTGCGAACATATGTTCGAACTGTTCGAGGTTCGAATGGTAGGGAAGATCCAAAGGCGGAGTAAATGACAATTGAGGCGGAGCTGCACCGAGCAGTAGTTGTTGATCGATCCATCAGTCTTGAGCGCGTAGCGGGACTGACAAAGCGATCGGCGCAACAGGTGCGGCAGCAGATCCTTGGAGAGCGTGAGTTCTCGGTGTCCGAGATCGTGGTGATCGCTCACGCTCTCCAGTTGGACTGGAAGCTACTGATCCAGTCTTGCAATAGCGCGACCTAGCAACTCAGGTATCTGCTCGCCGAAGACTTCACAGATCGCCCCCATTTGAGCCATGTCCGCGGGACGCTCACCATTCTCAAGGCGCTGGATAGTCTTTGAACTCAGGCCCGTCTTCGTGGCCAATGCTTCCCTGCTGAGGTTCATTCGCGCGCGAGCTGCTCTAATCTCGTCGCCGATCATCCTGTTCAGCTGTTCTATATCCATAGGTCACATTAGACCACATTTAGGACCGAAAAGAAACTTCTTTGTCCCGTATGGACCAAGGCGCGTAATCCCATGCTTGACATTTGGTCCGTATGGTCCTTAATCTAGTCCGCATGGTCCCAATCAACGAACTCACCGCAGCGGCCGTGCGAGACGCCAAAAAGGCAGCCGGCGCGACCATTGAATCTCTGTCAGACGCCACCGGAATCCCCACATCGACGTTGAAGCGTCGACTGAACGGGCAGGTCTCGTTTGGCCTCGATCAGATCGTACTGATCGCGATCGCACTCAACGTTCCTTTCGAACAACTCATCCCGACATCAGACGCCCTCACTCGGAGCGCGGCATGAACGCCGAGATTCCGCAGACTCCGAAGCAGATTGCACACCTGCTCGGGTGGCAGGGGCCGGGCACGTACACCAGTCCGTCGTACGACGCAGTCGTGATCGCCTGTCAACGGGGCGAACTCAAGGCCAGGCAGACCGGAAGTCGTAAAAGTCGATGGCTGATTCTGCCGTCCGACGCGATCGCTTGGCGATCTGGCGTCAAGCCTCAAAGGCTCAGGCGAACTGCATGAGAAAGCCGCCATCTGCGCGAACAGATGACGGCCCGTCGATCACCTCTGGAAGGAATCTAATGACTGAGACTACCGCATCAATCAGGATCGGGTGGGCCGCATGAGCATTGAACGCTTCACGTACGCCTCGACCGACCTTCACGCCACTATCCGCACCATAATCATCGACGGTGAACCTTGGTTCGTCCTCGCGGATCTCTGCAAGGTTCTGGACCTCACAACTCCCGCACGAGTCGCTGAACGCATTGACCCAAAGGGTGTGAGCCAGACTCACATCCCTACTGCGGGCGGAACCCAGAAGATCACGATCGTCAGCGAGTCCGGAATGTACGAAGTCGTCTTCCGGTCAGACAAGCCCGAGGCCGTAACCTTCCGTCGCTGGATCACAGGCACTGTCCTGCCAACGATCCGTAAGACTGGCACCTACTCCACGGTGCCGGCACTGACCGACGACGAACTGATCCACCAGGCCCTCTCGATTTCAGCCACTCGCGTGGCTGCACTTACCGAGCGCGTGGCCGAGCTCGAGCCCAAGGCGGAACTCGCGGAGAACTACCTCACCGCATCAGCCGGCAGTCGACTCGTCGGCGAGGCCGCGAAGATCCTCGGCATGAAGGAGAAGCAGCTGCGAGCTTTCCTGCTCGCCGAGAAGCTGATCTTCGTCAAGCATGCGACCTGCGGCAATGTTCTGTACGACCACTACTCCGACTTTGCGCCGCACTTCGAGGCGCGCGAGACGGTCGTCAATCACACCTGGGGCTCGTGCAATCACTACACGCTTCGCATCACTCCTCGCGGAATCGACTTGATTCGCAAGCGACTTCGTGACCAGGAGGAAGCGGCATGATCGCCACCACTGCAATGCAGCGTCAGCTCGCCGAGTCCGCGGTCCGGTCACTGTTCGACGCCGAGGATGCGCGGCTCGCGGCGCAACACAATCTCGATTGCCCTGCCGGTCCGCGTACGGACGAGGAGGAGACGGCCGCGATGCTCGCACTCATCGAAGCGGACAGTGATTTCATCTCCGCGCTCGGCGCCCTCCGAGCCGCTATCCCGATGTAGCACACAGACTCCGGTGGCGTCACCACTGTAGGACCGTGCCGGTCCCGATGGCCGGCAACCCGACGCTACCGGCCCAAACTTCCCACACTCCCATTCCTCCTGCGAAGGACATTTTGCGATGACGCATACCCAAAACACCCCGCCAGACAACGCAACTGACTCGAAGCGCGCCGACTTCTGGGAGCTTCGGCCGCAGCGTGTAGAGCCGCAGTACGTCGGCAAGCATCGTGCCGAGCAGACCGTCGTGAAGGCCCCCGAGGTCGCGTGGTGGGTCTACCTGGTTTCCATCGTGGGCGTCGCCGCGTTCACGGTCGCGATGGTCTGGCTCTACTCGATCGCACCTATCGGCGGTGCGGCATGAGCGAGCACGCGCACGGATTCGACAAACGACTGGGCCGCGCCTGCGACACCCCTGGAGGCCCCTGCGAGGACCGCGCAAAGCGTTGCGGTGCACAAATGCCCAACCAGGAAAACAACCTGATCAAGGTGTCTTGCGGCAAGTTTCACAAACACGGTGGTCAGCACGAGGGCTGGGGCAAAGGCATGAAGCTCGTGGGGTGGGCGTCATGACTTATGACTCACTGCAAGATCCGGTCAACAGCCCGGACTGGTACGACCAGGAGATCGGCGAACAGGTCGATCACGCTTACGACCGTCTCGTCGCGGACTGTGTCGAACACTTCCCGGAGCGTGCGCCGGCCGAACCGGTGAAGCACTACATCACATGGAAGTGCGAGACCTGCAGCAAATTGCGGTCCGCCCCCTGCGCTCCCAGTTGCGTGTTTGGCGGCCAGGCAGACGCCGCCACTTTCAAGCTCGCTCGCATCGAATCCGAGCGTCGAGAGGCGTTCGACGGAGCAATGGACGGAGAGCCGGAATGAAACTCAACGAAGCCATCGTATGCATCGGCAAGCCGGTGATCTACACGCACCCAGCAACTCTCGAAACCGAGCCCGGCATCATCCGCAGCGTCGACAGGGACGGCCGACAACTGGTCAACGTCCAATACGGCGCCAACATCTGGGCCACTCACCCCGACAACCTCATGATCGATTGGAGTCGACGATGAACGTCACCCTATTTTCGAAGCCCGATTGCAAGCAGTGCGATTTCACCAAGCGTGAGTTCGACAAGCACGGAATCGATTACGTCATCGTTGACGTCACTGCCGATGACGCCGGCCGACAGAAGTGCATCGATCTCGGCTACTCGTCAATGCCTGTGGTCCTCGTCGAGTCGGGACAGGAAGTTGCGCACTGGTCGGGCTTCCGGATGGACGAGATCAAGGCGCTGGCTTACCTGGAAGGGGCGCCGCAGTGACCTCACATCTCGATCCGGACGTGGATCCGTTCTCCGAGGAATGCCTTCCCTCCGAACCGGACCCGTTTCACGAATATGACCCGCGCGATGACGTGAAGGAGTGGCAGAGATGAGTGAGCTCGCGGACGGATTCAACCGCACCCAGATCTCTCGCGAAGGCAACAAGATTCGCATCGACTGCTTCATCGACGACCGGTTCGTCTACAGCGCTCTGCATCTGGTCGAAGACTTTTCCAACACACTCACGGAGGTGATGGCATGACCGCACCAACCTTGATCGAACTCCCCGACATCGAGCAGGGAACGGAAGAGTGGCACGACCAGCGCCGGGGGATTGTGACGGCATCCGTCGTCGGCAACCTCATCACCACTCGATCGCTGACGGCAATCGACTATGCGTGCCCGGCCTGTGATGCACCGGCGAACGACGCGTGCCGAAGCAAGGTGAAGGCGGGCGCGACAATCAAGACGCTGCACTCGGAGCGTGCCGAGGTCGCGCGCCGCAGTACCTCGAGCATCGTGTTTGAGACCGCCCGGAATGACACGTCTCGCAGTGTGACAGCCCTTTTAGTGGCCGAACGCATCACCAACTGGACTGATCCGACGTACATCAGCGACGACATGCTGCGCGGTATCGAAGACGAACCGCGGGCGCGCGACAAGTACGCCGAGTGGATGGACGTGCCAGTTCGCGAGACCGGGTTCATGATCCGCGAACACAACGGCGTCAGGCTCGGCTACTCACCAGACGGGGTAGTCGGCGACGAGGGACTGATCGAGGTCAAGTCTCGTCGACAGAAGAAGCAGGTTGAAACCGTGATCGCCGGTCACCCGCCGACCGAGAACATGGCTCAACTGCAGTGCGGGCTTTTGGTGTCCGGCCGCAAGTGGATCGACTACATCAGCTACTCCGGCGGCATGCATCTGTGGGTTAAGCGCGTCTACCCGGATCAGCGTTGGTTCGACGCAATCACCGCGGCAGTCGACGCCTTCGAAGCGAACGCTGCCGAAATGATCCGAATCTACGAAGAGTCGGTCGACGGATTCCCTCTCACTGAACGGGTCATCGAAATGGAAATGGTGATCTGACCATGGATCTCGTAACCATTGAATGCTCCCGACCCGGCGATGACTACTCGCTGTTCGTCTCTGCAACAAATCTGGATGTGCACCTGGCCGGTCCAGGCGAGCGGGGCGGAACGGGCGCGATTCTGTGCGGCTTCGATCGCTTTGCCCGGGATGACGACGGTCGATATCGCGTCGGGTTCTCTGTTGGTGGTGGTGTCAGCGGCCCGAGCTACAACCACCGCCCATGTGCGGAGTGTGCCGAACTGATCAACGGTCGCCCGATCAGCGGAACTCACAAGAACCTTTTCGCAGCTCCATTGAAACAGGAGGCATGACCATGGATCTCACGGATTCTCTTGCTCCGAAGTCCGACCAACTCAACGCGGATGACTTGCTCGCCGGACCTCGCACCGTGACGGTCGAGAAGGTGACCCCAGGCTCAGCCGAGCAGCCGGTGAACATCAACCTCGTCGAATTCCCAGGCAGGCCTTTCCGTCCCAGCAAGTCGATGCGGCGGGTGCTCGTCAAGGCATGGGGGCCGGACGCTGCAAAGTACGTCGGGCGACGCATGACGATCTACACCGACCCGACTGTCCGCTTCGGAGGGCAAGAAGTGGGCGGGATACGAGTCAGCCACGTCTCACACATCGAGAAGCGCGTGCCAACGAATCTCACTGTGACGCGCGGCCGACGAGCTATCTGGAATGTTGACCCGCTGCCTGACGGTCCTCCGGTGATCACGAGTGAGCAGGCCGACGACATCGCAGCACTCATCGCCAACGCTGCCGACAAGTCCGAACTCGACGCGATCAGCGCACAGCTCAAGACATTCGACCTGGCCGACCACCGCGGCCGGTTGCTCGAGCTCTGGAAGAACCGCCTCGCCGAGGTTGGCACCGAAGGTCAGATCCCGCTGACATCCGACTCCTGAAAGGACTTGGCATGGAGACCGAGAAATGCCCGGTCTGCTGGCGATGGATCGCGGTCAGCAGCTCGTGGCGCATGAGGCAGCACGACGACACAGCAGGCAATCCGTGCCTGATGTCGGGACATGAAACCCCACCCGAGATGAGTAGGTCGGCGTAAATGGAGTGGTTCGCACTGTCGTCGAAGTACTACATCGACCTCGACGACGAAGGTGTTTCCGAGAAGGCGCAGACCCTTCTTACGCGGATCTGCGGGTACATTGCCGACAACGAAACGTCCGGATATATCGCAAAAAGTGCGCTGAAAAAGCTCGGTTTGTCGTCCGTTTCTCGGCGAACTGATGAGCTGATTCGTGAACGAATCATCGTCGAAACCGAGGATGGTTTGGGGTACGACGTACCGGCCTGGTTTAAGTGGAATGAGGCACTGGAACGCCTGGTCAGGAAGCGAAAGGCAGATCGGGACCGGATCGCGGACAAGCGTCGGCAGAGCCAAAATGTCGCGCGACTGTCGCAAAATGTCGCAGAACCACATAGACAGTTACATAAAGAGATAACTGAAGTTGTAGAGGTATCTCACCTAAGTAGCACGCGAGAAATCGACGCTCCCTCGATCGAATCTTCGGAGTTGGGGCCGCGGTGCGAACGGCATCTCGCCGACCCGAATCCGCCTCCGTGCCGCGGCTGCGCTGACGCCAGACGAACCGCCGAAGCCACTGCAGCGCAGGAGGCGGCCGACTGGCAGCGCATCAAGTCCGAAGCCGCGCGACGGCGAGCGGACCTCATTCAGGAATCGATCGACGAGTGCGGAATGTGCGACGACCGCGGCTACTTCGGGACCACCGTCTGCAACCACGATCCGAACATCGTCGACACCGCCAAACGCGGCATGGCTCAAGTCCGCGCAGCCCTCGCTAAGAACGCGAAACAAGCAGCAGGCAGGCAAGCCCCCTAACCCCACCCTGTTCGTGCGCCACCGTTGCGCACGGCCCCAGCAATCAAGGACTGGATATGGCTAACGAACCCGAACTGTTCACCAAACTTTCGATCTGCAACGCATGCGGCGCGATCGTCGTCAACGAAAACCACCACAAGGCATTCCACGAACAGATCCTCAGGGCATTCGAGGATCACGCCGAGGCCATCAAGAAGGTGGCGAAGAGCCGATGACGAACACAGCCACACTTCAACTCCCATACGCAAAACCGCCGCTGTCCATGAATGACGGTGGAACCACCAAAGGCGCCCGATTCGCGAAAGCGCGAGTGATCAAGCAACTCCGCTCCGACATCGTGAAACTCGCAGTCGCAGCACAGCTCCCGAAAGACGTCGCACACCTCACCGCGACCCTGCATTACCAACCACGCGATAACCGGGCACGCGACACCGGAAACCTCATGGCAACCGTCAAAGCCCTCGTCGACGGACTCACGCCCCACCGAGTCGTAGAAACCAAGCGCGGCACCAAAGTCCACGTCGGCTACGGCATGGTCGCCGACGACTCGAGCCGCATCGTCTCGACACCCGAACCCGTCATCCATGAGGCCGTCAAAGGCCAACCGCCCGCACTCTGGCTCGAAATCGAATGGAGCACGAAATGACCATCGTCAAAATCACCGTCGTCTCACCGATGGGTGACGTCGAAGTCGAGCAAAGAGACCCTGTCCAACAATTCGGCACCGACACCGACTTCAACCGAGCGAAGGTCGCGAAGACACTCGCCAAAGCAATCGCCCAAATCCACGCCGCATACGGAATCGAGGAGAGCTCATGACCGACATCAGGATCACTCCGAGTCCATACGGAACTTGGGAGTACATCCCTCCCGGCGGTATGGCACTCACCGCCGAACAGGTGGAGAACGTGCGGGCAGCGCGAGAGGGATTGAGAGGGTATCGCAACTTCACCGGGTACGCCCGGTTTCACGTGAACCAGCTCGTTGCAGCGATCGACGCCCTGTTCCCGGCAACCGAACCCGCCGAGGACGCGAAGCCGTGCGGGTCGAACAGCGTCACTCTCGGATGGTGCAAGCTGACTGCCCGGCATGAAGGCCTACACACGAACGGAACCTACTTGTGGGGCACTCCGAGTGAGCCAGACCCGCCTACCCCTGCCGAACCCGCCGAGGAGGAGACGAAAGCGGGGGAGCATCGCAGCGTCATCCACTCGAACCGCACCATCAAGACTGTTGGTGAAGCACTCAGTTACGCCGAAACGGCGCTACTCAGCGCGTATCCCGACTCGGGCCAGCGGGCGCGTTACGCCGAGGTGATCGCTGAACTGCTGCGTGATGTTGCTCGCCAGCGTCCGGTCGGCAGCAACGGTAAGCACGGCGAGCTGCACACTTCGACGTGTGGTTGCGAAGCCGTCACCTTCTCCGCGCCGGTTGTCGAGGAGGAGACGAAAGCGGAGACAGGGTTAGGGGCTGATTCGTTGGCTTACCTGGAGATGTCGAAGGCATTGTGCGACTGGATCGACGCAGATCCGCGAAGGTCCATCAATGGAGGCACCCCCTCGATGCTGATCGGCGAGGCGATGTCCGCCCTAGGTCGCGCCGGGATGAAGATCGTCACCTCCTCGCCGGTTGTCCCTGCCCCCACCGAAGCCGAAGCAGGTCACGCATGAGCATCATCGAAGTTGGACAAGCGAGCCGAACCAATGGATGGCTCGGTGGCGAGAACCAGAACCAAGGCGGAAAGCAGCGTGAGACACGATGGCTGACACCACGTCACCTCACCGACCCGCTCGGACACTTCGACCTAGACCCGGCAGGTGCACCAGGACATTCGATCGCCATACGGACACTCCTACTCGAGAATGGTGACGATGGCCTGGTTGACGAGTGGTCGGGTCGAATCTGGCTCAACCCGCCATATGGAAAGCAGTTGGAGCCGTTCATGTCCCGACTCGCAGATCACGGCAACGGAATCGCCCTCGTCTTCGCACGCACCGAGACCAGTTGGTTCCAGGAATTCGTCTGGGGTCGAGCAACGTCGGTGATGTTCCTCAAAGGCCGGGTCACATTCTTGGATGCAAACCGGGTCAAGGCTCCGGCTAATGCGGGCGCTCCTTCGTGCCTGGTTGCATACGGCGAGAACAACTATCAGGCAATCGAGGACTCCGGACTTCCCGGATGCCATGTCCACTTGCGCTACGGACTTCCGAACCTCGCTCCGTTCGTTGCGGTCGAGGAGGGGTGAGCATGAGCATGGAGCGCATCCGTGACTACTACGGTGTGCCAGCGAAACGTGGTTCGCGAGTGAAGTACACGTGGCGTAACCCGGGCAGGCTTGGGACTGTCGTTGGATCGCAGTCGCAATACTTGCGCGTCCGATTTGACGACAAGCCGAAACGCATCTTCACCCTGCACGCGACTTGGGAACTCGAATTCGTGGGGGTGGCGGCGTGACTGGGGTGGATGTTGAGCACACGAAAACGCCCGAAAAGCCTTGCGATCACTGCGCCCTGATATGGCAAGGCTGGGCCCGAGCTGTCGAGCGAGTCCAAGCACTGCACACGCCTGATGGGTTCGGGATGTGCGAAGGCTGCGGAGACAACGAGCACGGATACGCCATCGTCCCGCACCCCTGCCCCACGATCCGAGAATTGGAGACACCATGAGTGAGACCAACTGGGTTGTACTGACGCCCGAACAAGAAGCTGAGATCAACGCATTGCCGTGCATCATGACGTACACGCCGCCGTTCGACTTCGCCCAATGTGAGCGCCACGACACGACATTCGCACTCGGAGATGTATGCAAGTACCACACGACGCACACACCGGACTGCGGTTGCGAGGTGTCGTCGTGACCGCGCCTGATCCGGTGACCAACACCTACCTGGTCGCATCCTCCGCACTGATCGAGTGCCACGAATGTTCCTGCCATATCAGTCCACCTTGCGGTGAATGCGTCAACTGCAAAGTCTGCAACCCCTGTTGGACCTGCGACGAGATCCACGACGGACCACGAGATGACAACTGCGCAGCGGAGGAGCCGCGATGACCGCGCCTGATCCGGGGTTGACCGACCTCATCGCAGCAGAGGTCGGCACCCACGTCGTAGAGACTGTGACTGCGATCGATCAACTTCCCTGGAGCTATCGAGAGGGTCGGGACGGATACCTTCTCGACTGCCGCTGCGGGGCCGAGGTCAATTGCCCGCAAGCCGAGTTCAACGCCGCACCGGTGGATAGCACGTCGGGTGCGTTGGCGTACATGATTCGCGAACACGTTGCCGCGCATGTGGCGTCGGTGGTGGAGCAGCACACCAACGGGCGGATGGCAGAACTCGAAGCGGCCGTACGCAAACGCATCCAACTATTGCGCGAGCATGACGGATTTGGTGCGGCCCACGCAGACGGATACATGGGCATGAACTGGACCGCTTACTACGAGGGTGCAAATCAGGCGCAAGTGATGGCAGCAGCAGATCTTGAGAACGACCTCCGCGCAGCTTTGGAAGGGGAACAGCAATGAGCGAGCCGACCAAGACCTGTCCTGAATGTGGCGGGGCCGTCTCATGGACTGACGGTGGTGACGGCGTCCGCGAAGGGTCTTGCTACGGGGCCTGTGGGGGTTACCTCCGCGCCGGGCCGAGTGAGCAGGTGGAGTGCTTTCCGATGCCCTACTACCGCAAGCCTTCTGAGGAGTCGTTGTGAGTGAGATCCGATCACAGGCCACACCCGCGAGGGACGAACTGGCCGAGGCGATGGTTGACGACCTTTTTGAGGCCGAGAACTGCGGCGAGTTGATGACCTGGGATGACAACGGCACCCCGTGGGTGAACCGGGAAGCGATCGCCGAAACGCTTGTCCCCAAAGGCTGGTCGAAGCCTCGCACGGTGAACAGCGCGACCGAACTCGACGCCCTGCCAGTGGGGTCAGTCGTCTGGACACCAGCCCTAGTAGGTCCAGTCGGTCACATCTTCGTCAAATGCGCAGGCATGTGGATTATTCCGTGGCACGACACGGCCGAAGACCCGCTAGAGCAAAACGGCAGTGTCACCGTGGTCTTCACTCCGGGGGATGCGGGATGAGCGCCTGGACGGATATGGGCGCCGGCGTGCACTGCGCGCCAACAGGAGTGCTGTATATCGATGGGCGTCCGTACGAGATGGTCGGCGTACCCCGATTCACCTCCACATCGGAGGGTGTCGATCAATTTGAGATGACCGTCGTGCCGAAGGAGTTCTCGGTCTCGTTCACGATCGAGCGACCGAATGGGGCAGCGGAGTGGCCTGGCGGTAAACCGCCGGAATGGCTGCAGGCCGAGGCGTACGAGCACGCGCACGCATTCGCGAGCGAGTTGTCAGAGTCGAGCGGGATTCCACTGGAGGAGTGCGTGCGCGCGGTGCTGAATGTGATGTCGCCGAGGAAGCCGCAACTGCCGAAGGTCAACCCTGCCGCGAAACCGAATGCGACCCCGCCGATGTGGGTTCGAGATCCGGCGAAGACACGGAGGACCGCGTACGGGCCGACAAGGAGGGTGAGGTGAAACATGTTGTGACGCAATGTAACTGAGTGTGATATGTGGTAGAATCACTCCAGAGTTGCGGACTGTTGGGAAGGTGTGACCATGAGCGTTGAGACGACCGAAGCGGATCACTTCTACTTCCTGTCGATGGACGGCCAGCGAACGCTCGTATCCCTGTTACGTGAGATCCCCGCCCTTGTCGACGATCTGGCGATCACGATCTGCCGTCAAGATCGCACCGGCAAGGGCGGGATGCGCATCAGCTCGGGTTCGGACGAGCAGCCGTTGCCGGTGAACATTGCGGCCTCCGATGCGAGCGACGACCTGCAGAATGAACTGGCGGGCTGGGTGCGCCACGTCTGCGAGACACGAGGGATCGAGTATGCGGGCTCAGGTTCGATCATCAGGCTCGCGAGGTGGCTGGATCGGAACGTGATCGCACTCGCCATGACCGAGGGCAGCGAGGAGGCATACAGCACGATCGAACGCACGATGGCCAAGTGCCGCAGGGCGACAGACATTCCACTCGAGACCGAGCGTGTGGTCGATGACGCCGAGATGGAAGCAGCGCGCAATCTGCAGCTGAACGTCGACACCATTGCCCGCTTGGCGAAAGCGCTCGGCGGACCGTGCAAGAAGCTGACGAAGCGTCGAATCAATTACCTGTCGAAGGAAGCCCACGCAGTCGAGCCGATCAGGATCTCCGAGATGGGTAATCCAATCTTCTTGTTCGGTGACGTGGTCGATGCGCACGTAGACCTTTTAGCGAAGGCGAGTGCCTGACCTGCATCGGGAACATCCTGTGCTAGGCTTCGCCTGCTGGGCGTGAGAGGTATCCGAAAGGGTAAGTCTCACGCCCCTTCTGCATCCAGGGGTGCGTCTGGATCTGTTGATGCACTAGCCGAAACATCACCGGTGGGTGCTCCAGGAATCAACGCCACAATCTTCCACTCAGGTTCAGTCACCGCCCGTCTGCGAATTGCGGGAACCACGGAATCCAAGCGGCTCACTATGGCGGCCTATCGCCGAGCTTCTGCCTGGGTGGAATCAACTTGCTGCACACCGCGCCGGACCGTGAGACGACGGCGCCCCTTTTGAGGATGGTGCAGCAACCCCCGGACCGATGACGCTTGCCAGCGCACGTCCGGGGCTCAACTTCTGATTGCAGGTCCGAGTCCTGTTGCCGTATGCGAACTCCGACAATCGATCACAGGATGGTGGAATCCATGCGCGAGACACTCGTATTTCAAGCTGAACAGTTCTTCACGCCGGAAGAGCGCCAACAGTTCTCGGCATGGCTGAGTTCGATGGCTTTCCGGGATCGATGCCAGCTGCTTGACGAGCTAGTGGAAATGAATCGCACGGTGCTTGTCTGGGTGGCGCCATTCGATGCGGACGACCTCATCGACGATCTGGTATCGGGCTACGCAGCGCAACTCGATCACTTGGCGGCAGCGTGATCCTCGACCTGATCGAAGTGGTCCGAAGTGTGTGGGCACTCATTGAGTTCTGGGTGATCTGATGCCCAACCTCGCGTTGATCAAGTGGACCCTGACTCGAACGTGGATGATGTGGAGGCCTTGGTGACTGAGCGCGAAGACGGCAAAGAGGTCATCAAGGAAGTCAAGTTCAACAACGGCCGCCCGCCCGGTTACGTCGAGGACCCGCATAATCCCGGGGTGTGGACTTCACCGAAGCACGCCGACTGGCTGCGCGAACAACTCACCGGTGCAGTCGCCGATCAGACCGCGCTCGCCAAGGTGGACCCCGAAGTCAAGGCGCTCTCAGACGAACTGGCTGTCGTCCACCTTCCCGAGTACGACCTCGGTGCAGCGAAGAAGGCAGAGCCGACACGGTTCGAGATCAAGCAGCCCACACGTCTTGCGGCATACCTGCATTCACGAGGATGGCGACATCACCCCGAGTGCGAGGAAGTTCGCTGGGTTCCCACGCCCGACGGTCAAGCCCACGACCTCGGCATCCACATCACCAAGGCCGAGGACGGGACCTGGCCCACGCCGAACCCCGAAGACTTCTACGACGCCGAGAAGATCGACCTGTCGCAGACGCCCGGTGGTGAATGGGTAGCCGCGCATCCATGCGGTGCCAATGCCAAGCATCCATCGAAGGCCAAGGCGCATGCCGATGTGGTGAGACAGCTGCTCGTCAAGATCGAGGAGGCGAACGCCGATGTGCCCGAGTCTTGAAGACGAACTCTTCGACGTCGACGTACTCATCGGACGAGCTACTCGCATGGGCAACTCCGATGCGGTCGATCGGTTGACCGAGCAGCGAGCCCGAGTGAAGGCGCGGATCGAAGCGGCATCGATATGAGTAGTGCAGGCCGATCAGGACATCGATGGCGAACGATCCGAGCAAACCATCGAGCAATGTGCCAGGCCAGGAATGCCCCATGTTGGCTATGTGGGCAACAGATCGACTATGACGCACCAGCGAACGCTGCTGAGTCATACGAGGCCGATCACTTCCATTCGGTGAGCACTCACCCGCAGCTCGCGAACGACCCCGAGAACCTGCGTCCATCGCACTCGGGATGCAACCGCAGTCGCGGCAACAAGGCGATAGACACCGACGCTTGGGTTCAGTCGGAAGTCTGGGACTGAAAAGGCCTCTGACCTGCACTTATGTGACAGATTCGGCATAAGTGCAGGTCAGAGCCATAAAATCCGGACCCCCCACCCCAAGGACACTCCACCGGTTCCGTCCAATCTCCCCCCTGCGTTCAGGGGTGTACATGTACACGGGGGTGTTCAGTGGCTGACGCGCACAACCGGACCCGCTACCTCAAGGGGTGCCGCTGCGAGATCTGCAAGGCCGCACAGGCGGATTACCGTCGGGACCTGAAGGCTCGCAAGTCGGAGGGGAAACCTGTTCGACCGGTTGTCGTGCAGATGCCAACCCAAGACGTGTCCACCACAGATGACGAATCTGTCGTCGCTGCGGTTCGCCGTGAGATCGGAATGCTCGACGTTTCGAAGCGGCCCGGCTTGGTGGCGACGGCGTTGGCACTGGCGCGGGTTCTCGACAATCCACTTTCGGTGCAGCAGCACCCCGCAGCGGCCGGACGCCTCGCAGAGTTGCTGAACACCTTGTCGACGTCGGCACCGAAGAAGCGTTCGAAGCTTGCCGAACTGAGGGAGGCGCGGTGAGTGAGACCCGGTACGGCTCCGAGGTCGCGAGAATCTTCACCCCTCCGCTGCGCGAGCTCACTCCCGAAACCTCGGATGGTTTCAAATGCATCAAATTCGCGGAAGAGATTGTCGGAATCACATTGCTGCCCTGGCAGAAATGGCTACTGATTCACGCACTCGAGCTGCGCCCTGATGGCCTGTACCGGTTTCGAACCGTGCTCGTTCTCGTCGCACGGCAGAACGGCAAGACGCTCGTGATGATGATCCTGGCGTTGTGGCATATCTACGTCCGAGGATCTCGAACCGTCATCGGTACGGCACAGGATCTGACCAACGCCGAGAAGGCGTGGGGCGAAGCGGTCGAGATGGCGCAGGGCGTCGAGGATCTCAACGACGAAATCGAGCACGTCGTACAAACGAACGGCAAGAAATCGCTGTTGCTGGAGTCGGGTGAGCAGTACCGAGTAGCGGCCGCTTCCAGGCGTGGCGCTCGCGGGTTCACTGGCGACCTGATTCTGCTTGACGAACTACGCGAACATCAGAACTGGGACGCCTGGGGCGCGTCGACCAAGACGACCTTGGCGCGCCCCGAGGCGCAGGTCTGGGGTTTCTCCAATGCCGGCGATGCCCTTTCGATTGTGTTGCGCTACTTGCGCGCTCTGGCACACCAGGCGCTCGGGTGGCCTGATGGCAATGAGGACGAAGCCGCGCTTGGCATGGCCGATGACCTGTCCGAGGAAGACCTGGAAGACGGCGACTCGCTCGGACTGTTCGAGTGGTCAGCCCCACCGAACGCCGCCCGCAACGATCGCAAGGGTTGGGCCTGGGCGAATCCGTCGATGGGGTACACGATCACCGAGCGTGCCATCGCATCGGCGATGCGTACCGACCCGGTCTCGGTGTTCCTCGTCGAGGTGCTCTGTCGGTGGATCTCCACCGCAGAGGGCGGACCATTCCCCGAGGGTAAGTGGATCGCCACTCAGGACAACACGGCGAAGATCGCACTGAACTCCAAACGCGTTTTGGCGATCGACGTTTCGTGGGATCGAACCATGACCTACATCGCCCGAGGCGGCAAGGATCGCGAAGACTCCTCGGTCGTCGACATCGCGGCCCAGCGACCCGGGACCGACTGGGTGGTGCCGTGGCTGATCAAACATCGCCGACGCTACGACGCGTTCACGCTGCAGACCAACGGCGCCCCTGCGTCCTCACTGCGGGACGTGATCAAGAACGCCAAGCTCCCCGACGGATCGGATGCGAATCTGCCGCTCGTCGAGTTGGCTGGATCGGATCTCGTCCGCGCCACGGGCATTGCATTCGATGCTGTTGACAAAAAACTCGTCAAGCACCTGCAACACCAGGGACTCGACCTTGCGGCCGCGACAGCGCGACCGAAGACACTCGGCGACTCGTGGGTCATCGACCGAAAGAACTCACCCGTCGACGCCGCGCCACTGATCGCGTTCTTCTACGTGCTCTGGCTCCTCGAACAAGAACTCGAGGAAACACCCGACCAACTACCCACCCAGGCTCCACCGCTTCGGCGGGACGAGTTGGACGAAGTGATGACCGCTGGATTCTGAGAAGGAGGTGGCTGGTGGACGCTCTAAAACTACCTGTGGGCGAAGGCGTGACGCCATGGATCAACAAGGCCGCCACGACAAGCCCGACCGCCGAAATCGGCTACGTCTCCGACGAAGGTGGCTACTGGGCAGTCGACCTCGAGGAAACTCCCGAGCTTCGCTGGCCCCAAGCCGGTGAGGTCTACGAGCGAATGTCTCGGCAGGACAGCCAAGTCCGGTCGGTGCTACAAGCGGTGACTCTGCCGGTGCGGCGCACGAAGGCTCGTATCGACCCGAATGGTGCCAGGCCCGAGGTCGTCGCATTGGTTGCCGAAGACCTACGGCTGCCGGTGGTCGGGTCGGACGCTCCGCCTGCTGGTCGGGCGCGAGGTCGGTTCTCGTTCAAAGAGCACCTTCGACTCGCGTTGCTCCAGGCAAAGTTCGGGCACATGTTCTTCGAACAGAACTACCGCATCGACGACGCCGGCATGACGCGGCTCCGCAAGCTCGCGCCACGCATGCCGAGGACGATCTCGGAAATCACTACCGCCCGTGACGGCGGACTGATCTCGATCGAGCAGAGCGGGACGGCCAAGCCAATCCCGGTCAGCCAGCTCGTCGCGTACGTCCTCGACGGCGACCCCGGTGATTGGCGCGGAAACTCGCTACTGCGTTCGGCCTACAAGAACTGGCTCCTCAAAGACCGGTTGCTGCGGACACAAGCGCAGGTGGTTGACCGCAACGGCCTCGGTACCCCGATCTACGAGGCGGGTCCGAACGACAAGCAAGAGCAACTGATCGAGGGCGAGAAGATCGCGCGCTCGTATCGATCCGGTGACACGGCCGGCGCCGCGACACCGTACGGAGCGAAACTCCGATTGGCCGCGCCCGAGGGCAACCTGCCCGACGCTCAAGGCCCGATCAACTATCACGACGACCAGATCGCGAAATCTGTTCTCGCGCACTTCCTCAACCTCGGACGGCAGACCGGATCGTGGGCATTGGGAACGACGTTCGCAGACTTCTTCGTCTTCTCACTGCAAGCGCTCGCTGACTCGGTCTGCGAGACGTTCAACCAGCACGTCGTCGAAGACCTTGTCGACCTGAACTGGGGCGAGGACGAACCAGCTCCACTGGTGGTGTTCGACGAGATCGGATCGCAATACGCCGCAGTCGCCGAGGCACTCAAACTGCTCGTCGAAGCGGGGTTGCTCGATCCCGATGACGCGGTCAAAGCCGCAGTGCGCCAGGCGTACAGCCTTCCCACGCAGACCACATCCGAAGGAGGTTCCGAGTGAACCGAAGCGAACGTCGGATGCGCGCCAGCGCTCGTCCGGACAAACACGAGTGGTACCAGATCCGGAACGCCGCCGACGAAGACGAAGGTCCCGCCGAGATTCTGATCTACGACGAGATCGGCTACGGCTGGTACGGCGGCGTCAGCGCCCAGAACTTCGCCAAGGAACTCGGTGCGATCTCCACCGACGAGATCACCGTGCGCCTGAACTCACCCGGCGGTGACGTCTACGACGGCATCGCGATTCTCAACGCGCTCCGCTCCCACAAAGCCCGTGTCACTGTCTATGTCGACGGGCTCGCCGCGTCCGCTGCAAGTTTCATTGCCATGGCCGGCGACGAGGTCGTCATGCGCCGCAACAGCGAAATGATGATCCACGACGCCTCGTGCTTCGGCATCGGCAACGCGGGCGAGATGCGCAAGGTGGCAGAGGATCTCGATCGCGTCAGCAACAACATCGCATCCATCTACGCCGAGCGTGCCGGTGGGACTACTGACGAGTGGCGCGAGATCATGCTCGCCGAAACCTGGTACTCCGCACAAGAAGCCGTCGACGCCGGGCTCGCGAATCGCGTCGACGCCAAGGCCGAGACCGAGGAAGACGACAAGGCCGCAGCGAAGAACTCGTTCGACCTGTCGATCTTCAACTACGCCGGTCGCCGTGAAGCGCCGGCACCCCCACAGATCGTCCGTCACGAAGACCGTGCCGGATCTCGCCCGAGCGCATCGCATCGGGCGCCCACAACCCCAGCCGCAAGCACGGTCGGGTCTACACGAAAAGGAGGCTCGACAGTGGCACTGACACTGACTGACGAGCAGGAAACCTCCGTCCTCGAGGCCCTCGGGCTTGAGGCAGGTGCAACCGCCGACGAGGTCGTGACGGCGGTTGAAGAACTCGCCACCGCACCCGAGGAGGGCGGATCCGAAACGGAGAACGCCGCCACCGGTGCGACCACGGCTCGCCTGCCCGAGGGCGTCGTCGCCGTCGACGCAGATCAGTTCGCAGCACTGCAGGCACAGGCAGCGCGAGGCGCGGCCGCGGCAGAGCGCCAGGAATCCGAGGATCGCACCCGTCTCGTCGATGACGCGATTCGCGCCGGCAAGTTCCCGACGGCCAAGCGCGAGCACTGGCTCAACTACCTCAAGGCGGATCCGAAGGGCGGCCGCGAGGTGTTGGCCTCACTGGCCGAGGGATTGATCCCGGTCGGCGAATCCATCGGCCACGCACAAGAACACGAAACCACTGTCTCCGACGAGTCGCTCGACGACTTCGCCGCGCAGCTCGGCCTCTCGAAGGGAGCACTCCGTGCCTGATTACCTGCCCAAGTTCACCGGTGGTTTGTCCCACCCCACTCGCACTGCGGGCGCGGGCGGCGTCACCGGCGGCCAGATCGTCACAGCGGCCGGTCTCCCCGCCGGTGCCGGTGCCCTCGACTGGGTCGGCATCGCCTCGCAGGATGCCGCGGCCGGTCAACTGTTCGTCGCCTACAGCGGGGCGGTTCAGTACCCCACCGCTGCGGGTCCTATCGCCCAGGGCGCACGCGTCAAGTGCGCCGCGGGTGGTCAGGTCACCACCTGGGTCTCCGGCACCGACGTGCCTGACGCCCTGGTCGGTACTGCGCTGGAAGCAGCCTCCGGCGCTGGTGTCCAGTTCCCCGTCAAGTTCACGCGCTGAGAAAGGAATTGGCCTGATGCCTACCACTTACCCCGATCAGGGGCCGACTATCAACGGTCAGAAAATCACACTCGAACGACTCATGAACGACCCGGTCCTGATCTACAGGGTGTTGCGCACGCTCGTCGACGAGCGGCTCATCTCCCCGGTGATCCTGTCCGGAAAGGTCGACCTGACCGGTTCCGGGTCCGCGATCTTCGAGACCGGCGAATCGATCTACTCCGACCGCGCCGCCGAGCGTGTCGCTCACATGGGCGAGTACCCGCTCACCGGCGATACCGCCGGACCGATCACACAGGTCTCCGCAGAGAAGTGGGCACTCGCAACCGAGTTCCCCGACACCCTCGTATCGCGAGGCCGCATGGATCTGGCGACCCGCAAGCTGATCAAGCTCGCGAACCGCCTGACCAAGCAGTTCGACGAGGTCTGCCTCTCTGCCGTCGCCTCTGCTGTGACTCAGACTCAGGCGGCCGAGGCCGCGTGGAACACCGCCGGCGCCAACCCGTTCCTCGACGCACTGCTGTCCGGCGCGAAGATCGACGAACTCAACGAGGGATTCGAGGTCAACACGATCGTCGCCCGCCCGACGCAGTTCGCTCGCATCCTCGGCGCCGCGAAGATCCTCGACCGGTTGCCCCGTGAAGGCGCTGACGCGCCGGTGCTGACCGGCCGCATGATCTCGATCGCCGGATTCAACATCGTCAAGACCACGAACCTCCCACCGTCCACGGACGTGATGGTCCTCGACTCGACGCAGCTCGGGTCCATCGCCTTCGAAGATCAGGGAGGCGGCTACACCGGCAAGGCCGACGGAGTCCAGACCAAGCGCTTCCGCAAGGAAGAGGCGGACGGCTGGCGCATCCAGGCCCGCAAGGTCGGCGTGCCCATGGTTCAGGAGCCGATGGCGGCTCTGAAGGTGACGGGAGTCTGAGATGGCCAAGCAGTACTTCGGCAAGGCCGCACTGACAGTGGTGCGGCAGAAGAGCAACGGCTCTCGTATCTACGTGTACGCAGGTCAGCCGGTAGGCGAGGACGTCGACGCCGCCGAGATTCACCGTCTCGAAGCGGAAGGCTTCATCGAAGCCATCGAGATCCCCGAGACGATCGAGGATTTCGACCTCGGCGACGATGCCGGCGACGGACCGCCCGCCGAGTCGGCGAACAAGGATGCGTGGATCGAGTACGCAATCCGCAAGGGACACGACCGCGACGAAGCAGAGAAGGCCACCAAAGCCGATCTGATCAAGGCGCTGAGCTGAAAGGAGGGGCGTCATGAATCCGTTCGCGACCTACACGGATCTCGAAAGCGGCTGGCGCCCCTTGTCGGCGACCGAGCGGGTATGGGCTGCCCAGCTGCTCGGCGCCGCGGCGAGATGGATCTACCGCAACACCGCGGTCACTGATCCGCTCGACGAAGACGCCAAGCTCGTCTCGCTCGCGGTGGTGCGCAGCGCCCTCGGGCCCGGTGAATTCACTGGGTACAGCAACTTCTCGAAGGCTCTTGGGCCGCGCTCGCGGTCTGGCACGTTGGTCAACCCGGGCGGGGCGCTGATCTGGGAAGACTGGATGAAGGAACTGCTGGGCGTCAGTGTCGAAACCACTGCCATTGGCCACTTCGGGAACGGAGGCTGCAGTGGGCGATGGTGAGACCGTCACAATCCGCCCCGGGGTGAAACTCGATTCGAACCAGAATCCTGTCGCCACCACGGGAACGACCTTCGAAATCCCCGGTTGCGTCGTCGAACCTCTTGGCTCGGACGAGTCGACGGACTTCGGCCGCAACGGAACCGCGACCCGGCTCAGGATCTACGCACCGAATCCGGTCAGTCGAGCCATCACCGCCACCGATGTCGCAGTCGTCCGCGGCCTCGACTGGCAGATCGAAGGCGATGCCGACCTGTGGATCGACGACGACCCCGACCTGTCAGGTCCGGTGTTCACGATCTATCGAGGCAAGGGGTGATCCATGGCGAACCGGCCGTCCTTTCGCCTCAACCGCGGTGGCGTTCGGGAGATTCTCCGCAGCCCAGAGATGGCAGCGGTTATGAACGACGCCGCCCGACAGGTCGCCGACAAGATCGGTGACGACGCCGAGATCAGCGAATACACCACCGACCGTCAGGCTGCGTCCGTATCCGTCCCGGCGCACCTGCAAGCGACAGACGGCGCACTCACACGGGCTGCGGCGTCCGTCGGCTTGGAGGTAAAGGTCAAGTGAGCGAACCGATTCGCGTTCCCGCCGATCCCTTGCGAGCCATCACGGACTACCTGACGGCGGAACTGCCCGCTCTCGCGTCACCGCCATCGCTGACGGTCAGTCGAGGTACTCCGGACGACTGGACATTCGGCAGTTCCGCGCCCCATGTCGGCGTCTTCGATGACGGCGGACCGGTGCGGTGGCCGATCATCACAGAGCCGCGAATCAGGGTGACCGTGTGGCATTCCGGGCGTGACGCTGCCCGAGAACTCGCCGCCCTGGTGTGCGGGATTCTCATGTGCCGCACAGTGCCTGGTGTCGCGACGATCACCGATCCATCCGGAATCCTCGACGCGCGAGATCCGAAGAATCGCGGCCTGATGGCCTCATTCACGGTCAAGGTTCAGGCTCGCACGATTGCCCTGTAGGGCACTACATTCCACCACCCCTCCGGGTGGAGAACCCGCACGGTTCGAATCCAACTCATCACGAACCCGAGAGGGGTTATTGTCATGGCAAGAGACGCCGACAATGTCAACATCTGGCGCGACGCGTGGATCTACGTATCCGCCGACGCGACCCGGCCCGCCCTACCGACCGACATCGATGCCGCTATGCCGGCTGGGTTCCTCGATGTCGGCTTGCTGAACGGCGACGACGGTATCGCCGAGGAGCGATCGAACTCCGAGACCAAGGCGTACGGCTGGGGTGCCGGCCTGATCAAGAAGTCGTTCAAGGACTTCGAGGTCGGTGGCACGTTCTCAATCCTCGAGGACAACGAAGTCACCCGCGCAATCATCTTCCCTGGCTCGACCGCGACGAAGATCGTCATGCCGAAGCCGGTGTACCGCTGGCTCGCATTCGAGACTCAGTCCGACGTCGAGGCCGCCGAGCGTCAGTTCACCACGAAGCTCGCGCAGCTGTGGGTGCCCAACAACAACCGCAACGAGGCGGACATCACGAAGTGGGAAGTTCAGTACTCCCTCTTCGCCAACGGAGCTAACGAGCTCTTCGATCGGCAGGTGGCGGCATGAGCGATCTCGTCAAGGTCAAGTTCATCAAGGATCGCGGCCGTCGACACGAAGGTGACGTCGTCAGCTACGACCCGATTTCGGCTGAGCACCTTCTTCGTGAGGGCTTCGTCGAGGAGTACGTCGAGAAGGTTCTCGGCCTCGACACCGCCCCCGAATTCGCGGAGGTTGTCCAGCCTGTCGATTCTTCGCTACCGACTGCCGTCTTCAACGAAGGTGGCACTGCGGTCGATGGCGCCGTATCGGATGACTCCGACCCGAAGCCGGTCCGCGGCAAGACCTCTCGTCCGGTCAAGTCGGACGAGTTCTGATCGTCACCCCGGCCCTCTTCCGTGCGGGTTCAGGGCCGGGGTGATTCCCAGATAACCCGCACCAAAGTTGAGGAACCCGCATGCAGAAGCCGAGTGAAGATGAAATCCGCTCCTTTGCGAAGAAGATCGGTGCCGTCGACGAAGGTGGCAACTACACCGAACCTCGCAGCAGGCTCGCGGCCGGCGCGCTCGAGTACCGCAAGGAACTCGCGAAGCAGGCCGACGAACAACCGGATGGAACGACAGCCGAACAACTCTTACGGCTTCACGACGAATTGCTCGGCGAGGGATTTGTGCGAGACATCGCATATGACCTCGTCGTCTCCATTGCCCCCGCCCTAGTCAGACGACAAGGGCTTCAGCTGAACCCGAAAGGAACCCGCACCCATGAGTAACCGAAACGATCGCGACTATGAGGACGACGGCATCGAAGGCGAGGTCGTCGACGGATCCTGGGGGAAGGATCTCGACCAGCGAGACCGACGCGACCGTCGCCGTGAACCCGAAGGCGACGACGACTACGAGAACGAGGATGTCGACCCGGACATCAACGAACCGCAGGTTGTTCGGCGCCGCCCGCCGAACCGTCGCGAGCGCCGCTCTGCCGGTCGCATTCCGCGCGACGCGCCCCGGCCGCAGGATCGAAAGGCTCCGCGCAAGTCGGCCGCTCGACGCGAGGTGGAGCGTGGTGAGATCTCGATCGACTTCTGGGGCATGACGTTCACGACCGATCAGACCGACCCGCTCGAATGGGATGAGGAAACGGCGATCGCATACGAGCGCAACCAGTTCGGCGTCTTCCTGGCATCGTTGTTCGGTCAGCAGACGTATTTCAAGTACACCGTCTCGGACCCGAAGCCGCGGCGCTCGGACACGCTCGAACTGTTCAAGCTTGTCGCCAAGGAGCTCGGCGGAGACGCGGGGGAATAGCGGGCCTCCTCCAGCTTCTGCGTGACGACGAGTTGCGCGACAAGGTGGAGGCCGACCTTTCGCAGTATCACCATCTTCGACTGTCGGACCTGTGGCGATTCGACGAGGATGGCTGCCGACGTCTCACCCTTCGCGAGGTGTGGGTGAGACTTCGGCGGCTCCCAGGCGAATCGGCGCTGGTGACGCACTTCAACGGCGGACGACCACGCTGGGATGACGAGACATACCTGCTCGCCGATCTCATTCACGTGATGTCCGGCAAGCCTCACCCCGCGCGTCCGAAGCCCGTCAAGGTGAAACCTTCGGACACCTCACGGCGCGAGCAGATCAAACGCCAGTACCGCCAACGCAAGCGGATCCCCGCTGGCCGAAAAACTCCATAGAGACGAGGTGCCTTGTGGCGACAATCGGCTACGCAACCCTTCCGATCATCCCCAGCATGCAAGGCATCTCGGGCAACCTGTCCCAGTTGATCGGCGCGCCCATTGTCGCGGCCGGTCAGCAGGCAGGCCAGGACGCCGGGCGTGCGGTCGGCCGAGGAATGGCCGGCGGCATGTCCGCCTCGCAGTCGACAGTCGAGGCCGCGTCGGCAAAGCTGGCTGCAGCGCGCGGCAAGGAAGCAGATGCCGCCGGCAAGGTTCGTGTTGCCGAACTGAAGCTGCAGGAATTGCGGGACAAGGGGACTGCGACGGTCTCGCAGATCGCGGCAGCCGAGGAGCGCCTCGCTACAGCGGAGCGCGGCCGAGACACTGCCGTCTCCAACAGGTTGCGTGCGGTCAACGACCTGACCCAGGCGCGGGCACGTGCTGCCAATGGTGCCGATGACGAAGCGAGTTCGATCGACGATTCGACCGATGCGCAGGAACGCAACGCGGACGGAGCGGTCGATCTCGCGAAGAAGCTTGGCGGCCTGGCCATTGCTGCGGCGGGCATCGGATCTGCAATGGATCTGGCAACGCAGAGCCTGGAGAAGTCGCAACTCGGCTCCAAGCTCGCGGCCTCGTTCGGAGAAACTCCAGAAGAGGCAAAGCGATATGGCGAGGTAGCGGGCAACCTGTACGCGGATGGAATCGGCGAATCCATGGAAGATGTCGCTGCATCTGTGGCGGCAGTTGGCGGCACCTTTGGTTCGCTCGACACGATGGGCGGCGCACGCCTGGAGGAGCTCTCAGCGAAGGCGTCGAATTTCGCGAAGGTCTTCGATCAGGATGTGTCCGGGTCCGTGCAGACCGCGGGCATGCTCATGCAGAACGGTCTCGCGGACAACGCCGATCAAGCGTTCGACATGATGACCCGCGGCATGCAAGAAGTGTCCGTCAGCATGCGCGACGAACTGCCGGAAATCCTGCAGGAGTACGGAACGAACTTCCGCGCACTGGGATTCGATGGCGAATCTTCCTTCAATCTCCTGATCGACGCCGCGAGCAAAGGCAAGTTCGCCCTCGACAAGACCGGCGATGCGCTCAAGGAATTCACCATTCGTGGTTCAGACATGTCAGCGTCGTCAACCGAGGCGTTCCAGTCCATGGGCCTCGACGCACAACTCATGGCGAGCGACATCGCGGTCGGTGGCGAGAACGCCCAGTACGCACTACAGAAGACTGCCGATGCACTGCTGGGAATCGAAGATCCTTCTACGCGGGCGAACACTGCAATTGCCCTCTTCGGTTCGCCCCTCGAAGACATGTCGGTCGATCAGATCCCGATGTTCCTCGAATCCCTATCTGGCGCACCTGACGTCATGGGCGATGTCACGGGCGCAACCGACGAGATGTCGGCAACGCTCAACGACAATGCCGGATCTGCGGTCGAGAATCTCAAGCGGGCAATCCAGGGCGGCGTCCTCGAAGCGCTCGAGAATATGGCCGACTGGGTTGGGCGAAACTCGGAAACCCTCAAGACCATTGGGATGATCATCGCCCCACTGGCGGTCGGATTCCTGGCCTACAAGCTCGCCGTCATCGGCATCACGGCAGCAACGACGGCATGGAACACAATCCAGATGCTCCTCAACGGGACGATGGCACTCAATCCCATCGGCGCCGTTGTGGCGATCATTGCCTTGCTTGTTGCTGGAATTGTCATCGCTTACAACAAGTCCGAGACATTTCGCAACATCGTCCAAGCGGCGTGGCAAGGCATCCAAGACGCAATCTCCTTTGCCTGGAACAACATCATCAAGCCGATCTGGGATGCGCTATTGGTAGCCCTCGGCAAGATTGGGGAGTTCTTCACGTGGGTGTGGAACTCTGTCATCAAGCCCGCATGGGATGGTCTCGCCGCCGGCATAAGTTGGGCGTGGGAGAACGTCATCCGCCCGGCCTGGGACGGTCTACAGGCAGGTCTGAGCGCGGTCGGCGATCTGTTCCGCTCCGTCTGGGAGAACGTCATCAAGCCTGCATGGGATGGCTTGGGTGCAGGTATTTCGTGGGTCTGGGAGAACGTCATCAAGAAGGCGTGGGACGGACTCAAGGAGGGGCTCGAGACTGTCAAGAACAGCTTCTCGACTGCAGTCGATTTCATCGGCAGGGTCTGGGACGGCATCAAGGGCATCGTCGCGAAGCCGGTCAAGTTCGTCGTGGAGACCGTCTACAACAACGGCATTCGTGGAGCATGGAACAAGGTGGCCGGCTGGCTGAATCTGCCGGAACTTCCCGAGGCTCAACTCGGTGAACTCGGCAACTACGCCAAGGGCACCGCGGTTTTGCCTGGCTATTCGCCAGGTGTCGACAACATGCGGTTCGTCTCGACTGATGGCTCGACAGCGATCAACCTTGGCGGCGGCGAAGGCATCGTCCGGCCAGAGGTTACCAAGGCGCTCGGTCCCGGGTGGATCAATTCTGTGAACGCCTCTGCGTCGAATGGCGGCGTCCAAGGAGTGAAGAAGTTTCTCGGTGGATACGCCTCCGGTGGAACGATCGCTAACGGCGCGGAGCTGACGTCCGGCATTCAGAATTCGATGTGGGATGCAGTGCGAACGGCCTTCCCGAATGCGATCCTCACATCGGGCACGCGCTACGCGGATGTTGGATCCGGCTTCGACAATCACATGGGGCAAACAGCCATCGACCTCGCGGGTCCGATGTCCCAAATGGCTAGGTGGATCTACGAACTGAACAACACACAGCCTGTCGAGGAGCTCATTCACGCACCTTTGGATGGATGGCAAAACCTCAAGGCTGGATCGCCTCTCAACTATGGCGCTGCCACGGATGCGGATCACTACGATCACGTCCACTGGGCAATGCGGCAGATGGTCGACTCGGACGGGAAGCTTGTTTCCTCCGATTCAGGCGGCGGCGGGTTCTTTGGGGCGATCAAGAATTGGCTCCGGAATCGAGTCGCGGACGCCTTCGACAAGGTGATCGATCCTATCGGCAATGCCATCCCTACGTTCGGGGACTCGATGATCGGCCAGCTCCCGAAAACGGTGTTCGGATACATGAAGGACAAGGTTCGGGATTGGCTACTGGGAAAGGCTGACGAACAGGACACCTCATCGGGCGGCAGTGCTCTCCCCGGATCCGGCCCGACGGCCGATCAAGTCAAGGCAGCATTCGCACCATACGGCTGGGATTCCGGCGACCAGTGGGCTGCGGCCGACTGGATCATCGGCAAGGAATCTGGTTGGAATCCAGAGGCGGTCAACCCGTCTTCAGGTGCCTACGGGCTCTTCCAGTTCCTCGGTTCAACGAAGGATCAGTACCTACCGGACATGAACCCCAACCCTGGAATTCAGGGAGCGGCCGGCGCCCGATACATCAAGGATCGGTATGGAGACCCGCTTGCCGCAAAGCGGTTCTGGGAGGCGAACGGCTGGTATGACGACGGTGGTCTAGCTACCGGCGTCGGGTACATGGCAAAGAACGTCCTTGCGCCCGAGCGTGTCCTCTCGCCATCGGAAACGAAGGCGTGGGAGATGCTGGTCCCTCACCTCGTTTCCCTCGTGCCAGCGCTGGAGCACTTCGAGAGCGTAGTCACCTCGCCCGCATTCACGAGCGCTCAGAGCTTGCTCGGCGACGGGGAGTTCACACCCGAGCTTCGTGAGTCGTTCGGCGTCGAGGAATCGTCCCCGATCGTCAATGCGGTTCTCGGTGTGCGCGATCAGCTGAAGGGGATTGTGCCGGATCTGTTTGGCACCACTGGTGCCGCTGCGGGAGAAGCTACTGGCGTGGTTGATTCCCTCGGCGCTGTCGAGCCCGGCATGGAATCAGGGCCGACGGAACCCATCGGCGGGTCCGGCGTGGAGTCGTCTTACGGCGAAGGTGCGCAGGGCAATCCCGAAGTCGACAAGTGGACCGAGTGGGCGCAGAACGCAGGCAAGCAGTGGGAGGACTACTTCAAGGACAACTGGAAGGAAATGCTCAACACTGCGGTCGGCGTCGGTCTCGGCAGCCGCGGTGGCGGGGGAGATACGTTCAACATGAACGGAAACTCCGACACCCAGGTCGCGAAGGTCATTCAGCGCAACCAGCGACGGAAGTCGTTGGCACAGCAACGGTCGGGAGGTTTCGGACGTGGCTAGCATCCTCGAATCCGAGGCAACCAAGTTGGTCTACATCGGGCCGCCAAAGGCGGATGGGTCGCCGGGTAAGTGCTGGCATCTCGCGGGCGTGAACGCGGGCGACGAAGGCGTGTCCCTGGAAACAGGAATGAAGGGGCACGTCTTCGCTTCGCTCGATTTGTTGACGTCCGAAGGTGCTAAGCAGGACGGTGCGACGTTCCTTCGATCGGTGCGCGGCAAAAGGGAGTTCGACATGCCGATCCTGATCGAGGGCCGCACTTCTCGTGAGTTCTTCGCCCGTCATGACGAGTGGTGGCGCAGTGTCGAGGCCGACAGGCCAGGGCATCTCGGATTCTTTACGCGCTATAACGGCTGGTCATTTTCGCCTGTTCAGCTCGACTCCGCACCAGAGCCTCTGGGAGACGTTGACCCGGCGGGTGATTACTGCGAGTCGTACCTGATGGGTGTGACTGCGATGGATCCGGCATACCGCTCCTTCGACGAGCAGGTCACCTGGACCAATGAGCTCGGATCGAACGAGGGCAAGGTCAATGTTCGCAATGCCGCGGGCATGGTTCAGTGGCCGACCTACACGATGAACGGTCCTGGGCGCTGGTGGATTCAAGATCCGATCGACGATCCGGACGCGTTACGACTGGTGGCCACGCCCATGCTCGAAGCTGGCGAGACTTTGCGGATCGACACCGGAAAACGTCGACCGACCGCCCGAGTCTATTCCGCGGCAGGCGGTTTCAACGGTCGCAATGTGTGGGGCCAACTCAAGGGTCGTCGCTGGCTGTATTCGATTCCACCCTGGACGAGCAAGGAGATCATCGTGCGCGTTGAAGGCGGAACGACCGCATCGAGTTTCATTGCCACCGGAACTCCGCGTGGCGCGAGGCCCTACTGATGACGGCACCGGTATGGGATCCGCATGTCGAGTCTCGTCGGATGGATCAGGCGTACCTCGACGAGCAGAACGAATGGCGGGCGCCAGAGGCGTACGTGCGATTCTGGTCGAAGAATATGGTCGAGGAAGGCGTCGAGGGTTCGTATCTCGGCTTGCAGCACGGCAAGAAGCGGAACAAGGTCGGCGCGCTTGCAATGACCCTGCCGCACGACACCCAGTTTCGGGATCTGTTGCTGAACAACCCCGATGGCGAAGATGCCATGATTCCGATTACCTCGGACACCACCGGCGCCAGGTGGTCCGGGAAGGTCGACCGCGTGGCGTTGCTGCGCGACAAGGACGGCACCGAGACCATCGAGGTGTCGGCGCTGTGCGACTGGAACCATGTCGCAACGACATGCCTGTGGGCTTCTCCAGGCGGATCACTGTATGCGCAGTTGCCGCGCCACGACTTCAAGATCGGGCCGACGGCGACAGTCGTTGCGTCGTACCTGTCGACGAACATCGTCTACCGACAGCAGCGCGGCGCCGTGTTCCCGATCGCCGTCGTTCCGGTCAATGCCGCGACGGATACCTCGAAGTGGTGCGGCGGTGCTGCACGCTTCGACATGGCGTCGCCGTTCATCGACCGCTGGCTCGACGACGCGGGTCTTGTTCTGACGGCGGAGATGTTTCTTCCGGAGGAGGACGAGCAGCCGGCGCCCGAGTACTTCTGGCTCGAGGTCCCGACGATCGTTCTTCGCATCAAGGACAAGTCCGGTGTCACCGGCCCCACCGGCACAGCGCTCGACGGCCTGATTTCCTGGGTCGAGGACTTGCTCGAGGACGGCACCACTCCGGTGCGGTACCCGAACTTCGACGCTGAGTACGACTACGAGGGCGATCAGGCGTACGGCAAGGTCGGGCCACTGGGAACGAAAACGGCACTGCCGTGGGTCTGGTACTTCCAAGACGAATTCGACGGCATCGGCGAGTCCGAGATCGCGATTCACAAGCCCATGGCCTCGGACGTCTATGTCGGCGGCCGGTCTCCGTCGTACGTGAACGCTGCCATCGACATCGCCATCAAGCAGATGCTCTCGTTCCTGGGAATGCTCATCGGCTTGCCGGGATTGGATGCGCTGTACCGCGGCCAATTGGATGACGTGTTCTTCGCTTTCGACGTCGGTATCGACCGGGGCCGAGTGCAACGCTCCGGCCCGTACCGGTGGCGCGATCACTTCGTCACCGGCTCCGAGAAAGCGTTCACCATCGATGGACAGATGGCGAAGCTACAAGGCCTGCACGACACCCGCGGCTACACCAGCCACAAAGTCACGGTGCACGACAATGCGCCGTACATCTACGGGCTTCACATGGAGAACGGCGATCAGATCGGCTTCCAGCTAGGCGATCTGATCTTCACCGACTACATCACCGAAGACTTGTTCACCGACAACCGAACCGTCGCGTCGACATGGACGCTCACCATCGGCGATGGTGCAGCGGACGAGGACCCAACCGTCATGGGCTGGAATCGTCTCGGCCAACTCGCGCAGGTGATTTCGGTTCTCTCGAAGGATGTCGGCATGGAAGCCGACTTCTTCGGGCTGTTCTGACTACTACTGGGAGGACCCTATGTCGGACGTGACATTCACCGCGAAGGTGAAGATTACGCGGGAGATGGACACGCTCGGCTTGCCTGTGACCACAGCCGAGGTCGAGGTCGACGAATACGCAGCACTGCTTCCACTGCCGGCGGGACGAGAGGGAGACCAAGGGCCGCGCGGCCGACCGCGCACGACCTGGGTCAAACGCGGAACGGTGACCAACGCAGCCGCTCTCGCAATACTCGATCCAGCTGACCGTGACTTCGGTCATTGGTGGCACAACCTTGCAACCAACGGAATGGAAACGTGGACTGAGATCGGCTGGGTATCCTCACCTGGCGCGGTAGGGCCGCCTGGGCCTCCGCCTGGGCCGTATTCCTTGTCTGCGGCAGGAACGGTGTCCGACCCCAAACTCTCGATCGCCGGGGCGCAGATCGCAGATGTGCCCGGCGGACAGACACTGAAGGTCACCGTCCCGGCGGGCGAGAAGGGCGAGAAGGGGCCGATCGGCACCGCGGGACCAATCATCGAGTCCGCCGACTACGACAACACTCTCGGACCCTCGAACGGCTCCCTGTTCGGATGGAATCGAGGAACCAAGAAGTATCGACCGTTGCCCTTTCCGAATGGGTTTGGCCCATGGCAGACGGCGCAGGCGGATATTCATGCCGACGAGACCGGCATCTCCGACGCCAAGCGCACAATGGCGACACTCGAAATTCCACCACTGCCGTTCCCTTGGCAGCCCTTCGTCATGGGATCCTTCCGAGCCGTTGCCGGCGGCACCAGGTCGCAGAGCAACGTCGTGGGATATGTGCGCATCAATAATGTCAACGGTCCAGCCTGCGCCATCGGAGTGAATCCCTGGTGGGAATCGATGGCCAACTCAGCGCTCGGCGGCGAGGTCAACATTCGACCGATGCTCAGCCCGAAGGTGACCTCGGGAACGTCGGACCTGATCATCCCCGCTGGCGAGCCGACGACGTTACTCCTGTCGATGGAGCGCTCGAAGATGGAAAACAACTGGTCGTGGTGGAGGTCGCATTGCTACCTCATCTGCTACGCCCTCCCAGTGATTTGAGGACTTCAAATGGCAACTGTCGGTGAATATCTCGCCAATGTGACAATGCGCGGAGTGGACGACGGCGTCGGCCTGGAAAACACGGTCAACAGCTTCCAGGTCACCCCGCGCGAAGGATTGCTCGAGCTTCGCGCCGGCAATCCTGGCGGACCAGGGCCGGAAGGTCCGGCCGCCTACCCGTGGAAGTGGCGCGGCGACATCGTCGACCGTGCCGCACTGGACGCATTGCGTCCAACGCTGAACATCGCACACCGAGGCTTCGCCTACCGGCTCGTCTCCGAGAACTCGGTGATGTACTGGGATGGGGAGTCCTTCTACCCGTTCG